CATTACTTCAACCGCCCGCAGCTGGACGAACTGATGGCCGAAGGCCTAGCCGACCGCGATTTTGTGGAACGCGTGCTGGTGAACGTCACCGGCATCATGGACGACGCAAAGCAGGCGGTGCCTTTCGCCACGGTGTTGCCCGTCGTCCAGGATGACCTTGCGCTCAGCTCGGCCACCATTCGCACCTTCTGGCAGGCGTTGGGTGGCGCACCCGCAAAAAACTCGCCGACGTCGCGCGCGCGCTGATTGCCGGCGCGGCGTGGCATGGACAAGGCGACAGCCTGCCCGAGCAACTCGAAGCGGCCGGCGCGCCTGCCGAAGTGGTGGCGGAGGCCAAGGAGGCCGCCGCCACCGACACGTCGGACGTCATCGAAGTATTGGCATGCAACTGGACGACGGTGCACGTGTACCAGGCGTGCCAGCTCACCAAGGTAGTGGGTATGACGCGCGTGGTGTGCACCGGTATGGCCGCCGTGGAAATTCACGCCGGACTTCAAATCTGCGATGTGCGCAAGGACGAGTGGCAGGCGGTGAGCGAAGGCGTACGACTGATGGGCCTGGCTGCTGCCAGTGCGATCAATGCAGCAGGCGCCACGTAGAGCGAACCACCAGGAAGACGAGATAGGCCATGACCGCGCAGAACAGCATGCCGAACACCCAACCCACCGAACGGGTGGCCACCATCAACACGATGGCCGCAGCTGCCACCAGGAAGATGACGACCTGGGCGCGGAAGATCCGGGTGGACAGCTCGGCGGGCTTGGTCTGCGGCATGGGCGGAGTGTAACGCGATGGCCGATTACACGCTCGCCCTCAAGATTACCGGCGACGGCCGCCTGGCCGTCCAGGCTGTCAACGATGTAACCACCGCCACCAAGGGCATGGGCCAGACGGCCACGCGCGCCAGCACTGATGCGGCGCAAAGCTTCAAGCTCGCTGGCAATGCCGCGGTGACGATGGATGCGCAGATCCAGCGCACTATCAGCACCCTCGGACACTGGGCTGCAGCGGTTGGCAGCCTGGAGGTGGCCAAGGAGTTCGCCGCCCAAATTGTTGAGGCGAACAACCAGCTCATTGGCTGGCAATACGGCCTGCAAGCGGCCACCGGAAGCACCCAGAAAGCCGCCGAGGCAATGAGCTTTATCCGAAGCATTTCGGACAAGCTGGGTACCTCGCTGGTACAGAACGCCTCGGCCTTCACTCAGTTGGCCGCGGCCACACGTGGCACATCGATCGAAGGCGCGAAGACTGAACAGATTTTCACGGGCATCACGGAGGCATCCCGCGCCTTGCATTTGACCAGTCAGCAAAGCGCATCGGCACTGCTTGCGCTGACACAGATGATGTCCAAGGGCACCATCCAGTCGCAGGATCTGAAGTTGCAGCTGGCGCAGGTATTGCCCAGCGCCATGAAGAACCTGGCCGATGCGCTGGGCGTAACGCAGCAAAAGCTCACCCAGATGATGGATGCCGGGCAGATCCTCTCCGAGGATGCATTGCCCAAGCTGGCTGCCGAGCTGCACAAGGTATATGGCGCCACGGCCGATGAAGCGGCCGGCGCAGCGCCGGCGGAATTGCAACGACTGAAGAATGCGGTGTTTGACCTGAAGGCGGCCATCGGCAATGCCGGCTTCATGGACCTGCTGGGTGCATCTGCCTCAGAGGCTGCCTCCGGCATGGAAGTGCTGGGCGAAAACATCCAGGCTGTGCAGACCTTGGTGATCGCGTTCGGCGTGGCTCGCGCCGCATCGGCAGCTACCAACCTGGTCTCATCGCGCTTGGCGCAGGCCGAGACCATCAAGCTCGCTGCCGTAGAACTAGACGAAGCGAAGGCCGCGCAGGCTGAGGCTGCTGCGCAACTGGAAAAGGTGAGCGCGTTTGCCGCAGTGACAAGCGGCAGCGCCAATGTGTTGCGCGCCGAGGCAGCGCTGACCGCAGCTGAGCTGCGCACGGCGGAAGCCACGGCCGTAGCGAACGCCGCCAATGTGGCGCGCGTCGGCCTGTTTGCTCGGATGGGTTCCGGCTTGCTCAGTCTGGTCGGTGGCCCGATCGGTGCGGCCGTGTTGGCGCTCGGCGCGCTGGCCGCAGCATGGATCGCCGTGAATGAGGCGGAGAAGCGTCGACAGCAAGCGTTCGAATCCACGCTCTCGCAAATGGACGAGGCGAATAAGAAGGCGCAGGACCTGCATGCCACCCTGATCAGTCTTGCAAGCGTGCCGCCACCGCCGCTTGCGGACTCCATGAAGGCGTTGCTGGACGAATACAACAGAGTCGCCGAGGCACAGGAGGCTGTTGCCAAGAAGCAGGCCGAGGTCAATGGGTTGCTCGATCAGTACGAGCGCATGCAGGCCAGTGGCAACGCAGGCGCCGCTGTGCTCCAGCAGGGCCAACTGGGTCAACGCGAGCAGGAACTGAAGCAACTGCAGCAGCGGCTTGACGATGTGCGTTCGTCCAGCAATCTGCTGGGCGATGATCTGCAACAGCGTTTCGCGCCAGCCGTGCAGGCAGCTGCCACGACGCTGACAAACCTTCGCAATGCGGCCAATCTTACCGATCTGTTCGACGATCTGACATCGGGTGCAAATGCCTATGCCGCGGCCGTGAGCAAGACGCTGACGGCCGATGCGACGGCACAGCAACTGGCGAAGAAAATCTCGAACCAGCAGTCCGACGTGGCCACCAAGCTCCAGACCGCTGGCAAAACGCAGGTGCAGATCGCGAAGGATGAAGCGAAGGCACAGCTCGATGCCGCCAAGGCGGCAGGCTGGGCGCCAGCTGCCATCACGGCTCAGCAAAAGCTCAACCAGACCTACGTCGATTCCGTCGCCAAGCTCCAGGCACTCAGCAAGAAGCACAAGGATCTGACCAAAACCGACCAGGCGTATCAGGATGCCGAGCGTCAGCTGGCGCAGAAAGCCGCGGAGACCGTCAACACCTACATCAACAAGACCGAGACGCCCCTGCAGCAGGAGTGGAACGATTACGCCACGGTGGTGCGCAATGTCGCCCAGGCCGAGGGTGAACGCATCCAGAAAGCCATCGACGCTGCCAAGGCTGGCGACAAGAATGTCGATGTAGCCAAGGTGGAAGCCGACGCGCAGCGTGCGACAGCACAGGCCATCGATGACCTTTCTGCTGCGCGCGATCGCAATGTCGCCGCGGCAAAGCGTCAGATGGACGTTGCCGGCAAGATGATCCAGCAGCTGCAGCAGCAAGCGCAGCTCTCCACGTTGAGCCAGCGCGACCAAGCGATCGCGCGTGCCGGCATGGATTACGAGACACAGGTACGCGAGAAGAATCTGGGCCTGACGAATGACCAGGTCACGGCCCAGAAGCAGCAGGTCGAACAAGCGGCAGCTGCCGCCTACGACATGCAGAAGTATGCCGAGCAACAAAACCAGATTGCCCAGGAGTTCGCTGGATTCTGGTCGAACGCCGCGACCTCCATCAGCAAGGAATTCGGCGACCTGTTCACAGGCCAGATCCACGACCTGAAGGATTTCACCGACCAGGGCAAATCCATCCTGCAGCAATGGGTCAGCGACATCATTGCCCAGTTCCTGCGCCTGCGTGTCCTCGGTCCCATTCTGGGCGGCGCGATGCAGACAGTGGCGGGGTTGCTAGGTATTACCGGCGATCTCAGCAGCAGCGGCCTCAGCATCAACAACGGTTATTACGGCGGCGGCAGCACCGTGGGCACGGCCGCCGGCACTGCGGGCGCTGCGACCGGCGCCGCGACGGGCAACGCCAGCTACGCGAGCTACTTGCAGCAAGGTGTGCAGGGCTACAAGCTCTACAACTGGATCAAGGGCGGCAGCCTGTTCGGTGGTGCGTCGGCAGCGAGCCCCGCGTATGCCGGCAGTGCCAGCGTGATCGATGCCGGCGGCAGCATTGGCGGCAACTACGGTGCCGCCGCGGGTGGGATGTATGCGCCGGGTTACGCGCCGGTGGGGGGCGCCGCGTTCAACGTGGGTGCACCGGCTTATACGCCGTGGGGCGGCAGCTTTTCGGTGGGCGGTTACAGCGCGCCGTATGCCAGTGCGGCCGGTGGCTTGCTGGGCGCGTATTACGGTGCCCACCAGGGCGGCGGCGGTGTCAGCACAGGCGTCAGCACGGTGGGTTATGGCGCGCTGGGTGCGGGCATCGCCGGCACGGCTGCAGGCGTCGCAGGCGGTGCATCGTTGGGCACAGCGGCGGGCTCCGCATTCGGCGCGGCTGCGGCGAGCACGTCGTGGATTCCCATCGTGGGCTGGATCATGGCCGGCCTTGCCGTGCTCGATCACTTCAGCGATGGCAAAGTGTTTGGCAGCGGCTGGAAGCCGGCGCAGAGCAATGTTGCCCTAGGCATTGGCCCGGATGGCAGTAGCGCATCGGCCAACGAAACACTGTGGAAGTACAAGGGCCAGACGGGCATCAGCCTGAAGGGCGCGCTGACGGGCGGCCTGTCGCAGATTTCCGACTGGGGCGACAAGAAGACGAAGACCCAGCAGCTGGATGTGACGCCTGAAATGTTGGCCGCGGCGCAGGCGCTGTACGACAACATGGAGAAGGTGCTGGTGTCCGGCGCGCAGAAGCTGGGCATCGATGTGCCGGACATGATCACAGCCTCACTCACTGCCCAGACCACGTACAACAAGAAGGGCAAGGCGACCGGTACCGAGTACCTGGTGCAGTACCTGGGCCAGACCTGGAAGGAAGCCACGGCGGATGCGGCAGCGCAGCGACTGGGCGCGGATGCGCTGCTGTCGGTGGTGGCGCAGAGCGCCGGCGATGTCGCATTCAAGATTGCCAAGCAGTGGCAGGACAGCGCCGACACGTTGGAAGACGGCGTGCAAACCTTGCTCGCGGCGCAGCAGGACATCGTGCGTGGCAACAGCCTGGTGGCGCTGGGCTCCACGGCCACTCTGCAGGAAGTGATCGCGTTCACCCAGAGCCTGCAGGCCAGCGGCGAAGCGCTGGCGGATACGTACGCGCGGCTGCAACAGGCCAGCCAGGCATACGTGCAGTTCGTCGGCCAGTTCACGCCCACGTCGACGGACTTCGGCGCGAGCCTGGAAGCGATCGCCACGCAGATGCAGGCGAACATCGATCAAGCGAACCAGCTCGCCCAAGCCGCCGGCATGCAGGGCGCGGCCGAGAGCGACCTGGACAACATCCACCAGCAGGCGGCGGTGCAGGCCGCAGACGCGATTGCCCAGCTCAACAGCGCCGCGCAGGACTTGGCGGCGCAGATGTACGACGTGACCAACGGCACGCTGAGCGCAGTGTCGGCCCAGCTCGACAAGCTGCAGGGCAAGACGCAGAGTGCGCTGCAACTGGCCATTGGTGACAACAGCCCCTACAGCGACCAGCAGAAGCTGGACCTTGCGTTGCAGGGCCTGCGCAGCGGCTTGACCAGCGCGGACGATGTGCTGTCGCTGGGCCGCAAGCTGTACGCCAGCAGCGCCGATTACACAGGCCTGTACAACAAAGTGCAGGACATCATGGGGCTGCCTGGCAGCACCGGGCAGCAGAGCCTGCAAGATGCGCTGACGCAGTACAACGGTCTGTCCTCGCAACAGTCACAACTGCAGGACCAGGCCAACGCAGCCAGCCGCTACAGCGATGCGAAGACGCTGGCGCAGTACGTCTCAGAGATCAGCACCACGCATGGCATCGGCTACACCGAAGCCGCGCAGGGCCTTGGCTTCAACCTGTCCGACCTGGCCAAGGATCTCGGCATCACCAACATCACCGGCTACCTGGACCAGCTCAAGCTGCAAGACATCCCCGGCAGCACGATGGACGCCAGCGCAAGCATCGTCGACGCGATCCAGAAGCTCGGCCGTGACTTGATCCAGACCTTGACCGCCGCCCCGATCACATCGGCCACCGGCGTCATCGGCAGCACCGGCACCGCCAGCGCCGCGCAAACCGCGCTGCTTAACTCCATCGACCAACGCTTGGCAGCGATCGAACAAAGCAGCGGCGATACGGCGAACACGAACAAGACGATGGTCGGCCAAGGCGCAAGCCAGAAGCTCAACGACCTGACAAAATCCACGCGCGGCGGGGTGCTGGCATGAGCCGGCGCATCGTGCTGGTGGATATCGGCACCGGGCTGACACTGACCGGCGTGTTGCCAAGCGTGGCGCTGCATGGCAGTTACAGCGCGAAGCTGATGGCGCGTGGCGGTGTAGCACCGTACACATTCACCACGGCCAGCACGCTGCCCGATGGCATGTCACTGGACCGCGCGACCGGCGTGCTGTCAGCCGATGATGTGGCGACTGCGGGCACGTTTCCGATCGTTGTGACGGTGGCGGATTTAAGTGGCACGACGGTGACGCGGACGTTCACAGTGCAGGTTGTTCCACAGCCGTTGACGCTCGTTGGCGATGCCCCGGACGGTGTCATGGGCACGCCCTATGCCTACAGCTACACGACATCGGGTTGAATCCCGCCGTATTCCTTCAGCACCATCGCTGGCGCGCTTCCTAGCGGCGTGACGATGGACGGCAGCACTGGGGCGCTATCAGGAACGCCTACCGCAGGTGGCAGCTGGGCGTGGACGGTGCGTGTGGAGGACAGCGTCGGTGGACGCTACGACTTGAATGATTCGGCACAAATGGAGGCGATTGATCCCGATTTCTCATCCGTCACTTCGTTGTTGCATTTTGACGGGGCCGATGGGAGTACGACTTTTACTGATCAGATCAGCCGCGTCTGGACGCCCTACATAGGAACAACCATTTCCACCGAGGAATCGAAGTTCGGCGGCGGCTCAATGCGGCTTGCGCGAGCCGGAACAAGCATTCTATGCCCGTATTCCAATGGTCTGTACCTGTCCGGAGACTTCACAATAGAGACTTTTCTCTATCTGAAATCCTATGGCGGCATGGTGTTTTGCATGGGGGGCGGATCGGGTATCGCATGGGCGAGTTATGAGCTGTCGTTTGATGCACACAATCTAAATTTCGCTGGATCATCGAGCAATGCTGGATATGACATCGGATCAGAGGCCGGAAGCGTAGGGTCATTGGGTGCTGTTCCTCTCAACACATGGATGCATGTGGCGATAGCGAGGCAGGGGAATATTTATCGTGGGTTTGTTGATGGGGTGAATACCTATACGCAGACGATCGCGAAGGATCCATATAACGCATCGCCAAGAGGCTTGTGTGTAGGTGCAAATTACGCTGGTACATGGGGCTCTGGGACGCCAACAAACTCCATTGACGGGTTCATTGATGAGTTTCGCATCACGAAAGGCGTGGCGCGATACACCGCAGATTTCACCCCACCAACTGCTGCATTCCCAAATTCATGACGCCCCTCTACGCCATCTTCGACGCCACTCGCCTCGGCCCACTGCTTGAGCTTGAGCAATCCGGCACGGTCCTCGCTGTCACCGACGTCGCCGATATCAACCGCGCCGCAATGGCGATTCAGCCGCAAGCGGTGGGCCGCTGGTACGCCGAATTCCTCGTCTACGGCACCGGCGATCTACTGGCCAGCGTTGGCATTGCGCAGGCCGCAGCGGCGCTTGATATCTATGTCGGCGGCGATGCGTTCGGCTATGGCTACCGCCTCGACCTTGGCGAGATCCACCATGCTGGAGCATCGGTCAATGACAGCGCCGGCGTCGCTGTGGCAGCCAAGGGCGACATCATCGGCATCCTGCTCGACCTGACGACATCGGTGTCCACGGTGAGCTGGTCGCGCAATGGCTTGCCGGTCTACACGCAGTCGCTGGACAGCACAGGACCGTGGATGCTGGCTGCGAGCCTTGGCGGAAGTGAAGCCTACGGCCTGCGGTGCTTCCTCAACGCCGGACAGCGTGCGTTCGAGCATGCGCCCAATGGCGTTCTTGGCTGGTACGAGCCGCCGCAATCGCTGCGCGGCTTGAAGCTGGCCAGCGAAGACTGGCTGAGCGATCCGGCCGACGAGGTTCCGAATGCGCGTTATGACGGCCTGCTGGCTGGCGACAACAACGAGCTGCGCGCCGTGCGATCGCTCGATTTCTGGCCGTGGCAGCGCGGCATCAAGACCGGCGCGATGGTGCTGTCGGTGCTGGATGCCGACGATGCGTTCGCGGAGATTCTGAGCAGTGACGCGCGCGACATGCCGGTGAAGATCGGGCAGATCCAGCGCGGGCAGACGTATGCCGACCGCGTGAACCTGTTCAGCGCCGTGATCGACAACGTCAGCGCGGTCGATGACTTGCAAGTGAAGCTGACATGTCGAGATCCGCTTGCGCTTCTGGACGTGCCGCTGCAGCGCTGGCTTATCCGGCCGGACGCGGACCCGAGCAGCGCGAACCAGCCGCGGCCTATCCTGCTTGGCGCATGCCGCAACGTTCCGTGCGTGATCCTTGATGCCACGACGTACACCTATGCCGTGGCCGATACGCCGCTGTTGGGCATCGGCTTTGCGCGCGACAGTGGGTATCCCTACGACCCCGCCGCCGCACCGCCGGACTTCACGCTGGATGCCGGCAAGCTCAACATCGTGCTGCATGCGCAGCCGCAAGGCGTGGTGACGATCGACGCGAGCAGCGTGGGCGGGCAGCAGCTGCCGGCGCCGGCAGATGACATCCTCGATGGTGCGGGGGCGCCGTTCACCGGCGATGATGGCGACGCGCCCACGGGCTGGGATGACGTGGGCGGCGACGTGTCGCAAGCCACGCCGGTGATGAACAGCGGTGTATTGGAGTTTCCGCTTGTGCAAGTGGCGCCGACGATCTACGCGCAGGTGCCGGTGTATACCAGCGGCGCGGTGGGTAGCGTGGCGCTGGAGCTGGACTGGATCGACGATGCGGGCAATGTCGTGGGGTCGATGGTCTCGGCGTCGGTCACCGGCACGACGGCATGGGCTGACGTTGACGTGATCGACACCGCGCCGGCAAACGCGGTGACGGGGCGGCTGCGCGCGGTAACGAACAACCACACGGCAGGCGTGATCCGCGTGGGTGCGATTCAGGCGTACTACGTGCGCTATGGCGATCACGACACGATCGGGCTGACGAATCCATCGTTTGAGGACGACATGGATGGGTGGTCATCGCCGGAGACTGCATGGACGATCAGCACGGGTAAAGCATGGTCTGGTACCAAAGCTGTCAAATACAACGGTGGCACAGGCAGCCGATTGAGCAATGCCGGCGTGCCTCCCATTACCACGCCGCACCAGCGCATCAGCGCGAGCTGCCGGATCAGTCTGGACAAGCCTGATGGGACGAACCCGTATGGGGCTTTGCGCATCACTTGGCTCGATGCCAGCAACAATGAAATCAGTGGTAGCCGTAGCGCATCGATTGAACATGGCCACGGCGGCGACTATCAATTTTGCAGCGTGTCCGGCACGGCGCCAGACGGCGCGGCATATGCGCAAATCCAATTGGAGAGCGGCAACGGCAACAGCGGCGAAGCGGGTGCACTGTTCGACGACGTGCAATGGGATTTCGTGCTGGAGCCGACTGGTGGCCAGCGCACGCTGATTGACCTGGGCGACTTCACCGAAGCGGATCGCTGGCAGATTGGCGTGCAGTGGTCGCTGCAGCCGGCCGGACCGAATGGACCGAGCGGCGCGGCCTATGCCGAGCATGCACCCGGTGCGCCAGGCGTGAGCACCGCCATCGTGGCTACGCGTGCCGCCAACGTGCGGCAGGCAGTGAGCTACCTTGGCTGGGCCGGCATCAGCACAGTGAAGATTGGCGCGGGCAAGAGCTACAAGGTGCAGATCACGATTGACTCGCTGCCTGACGACGGGATGACGTATATCGCGCTGGCCACCGGCACGACAATCGACAGCGCGCTGGCGAGTTGGAACAAGCCGGGCACGTATTCGGTGACGATCACGAACACGGATGGCGTGGACCACGCGTTGTATCTGCTGTCGATCCCGCTGAGCGCCGGCGGCAGCATTGTGCCGGTGCCGCCCGCAGTGAGCGAAGTGCAGGTGATGACGTACGACGACACGTACACGCCCGACCCGCGCGACACCACCCCGGCATTGCTGCAGGCGATCAAGCTGGCCGACTACATGACGGCGGTGCTGGACGTGCGCGGCGAGCAAGCGGGTGTGGACTGGTCGGTGGAGGATGCGACGGCGATCGACACGGCCACGGGCTATGCCGGCATCGGTGTGTACCTAGACGGCGGCGAGATGATTGCCCAAGCACTGGACATGGCGCTGGCGAGTTACACGGCATGCAAATGGGCTGATGGTGCGGGCAAGCTGCGCTTCACCCGGCTGATCGACCCGGCGAGCGTCGACGTGGGCGACCGCGCCGGCACGATCGACATCAACGCGCTATCCGGTGATTTGATCCCTGCCTTGGACACCGCGCCGGGACTGACGACGCAGATGGGCGTGCGGCGGAACTGGGCCAGCTTCAGCGATGGTGATCTTGTAGAGGCCAGCACGAACTTTCCGCTGGCTGTGCGGCAGTCGATGCTTCGCGATTACCAGATTGTGGCCAGCACCGCGACGCCGCTGGCTGGCGCATACCGTCACGCGCTCTATGCCGCACCGGTGGCGAGTTGCTTCGATCAACAGGCCGATGGCCAGGCCGAGATCGATCGCGTGGCTGCGCTGTATGGCACGGCGCGATGGTTCTATGCCGCGCAGGTGGAACTGGATGCGCTGCCGGACCTCGACCTTGGCCAGGTGTGGAGCTTTGTCTACCCGAAATACGGGCTGGCAACGGGCAAGCCGGTGATGGTCATCGACTACGAGCCGGACCTTCTCGCCAACACCGCAAACATCATCCTCTGGGGCTGACGACATGCTGATTTCATACAACCGCCCGAGTGACATTGCATGGAGCCTGATCGGTGCGGGTTCTGCTTGGCTTTCCGATGATGCGGGCGATGCGCTGACGAACGGCCGCCCCGCGGCGGCATCACGCCTGCAGTGGCTGAGCGGCGCGCAGACCACGGGCAGTATCCTGACACTGCGCGGCACATGGGGCAGCGCATTCGCTCCGCGCGTGGTTGGCCTCGTCGGCCTGACGCTGCCGGTGGGCACGCTGATCACGCTGGCACTTCGGCGCCCCGCGGATGACGGCTACACGTACGTGGCCGATGTGCCGCAGCAGCGCGTGGTGCAGCTGCCGGATGGCTCGCGCTGCGTGTGGTTCGTGCTGGATGACGTGCTGGACCCGGTGATTGGTGTGGAGTACCGCATCGCGAATGACGTCAACGGGTCGGCCTCGATCGCGGCGGATGTGGCGATCGATATCGGTGAGGCGTGGGTGGGTCCTACGGTGGAGATCCCGCACGACGCGGGCTGGTCGCGTGGAATCAGCGACCCAAGCACTCTACGGCGCTCCAAAGGTTCCCAGCTGTTCGCAACTCCACAACGTAGCTGGCGTGTGCTCCAGCTGCAGTTCAGCCCTGATGGCGAAGCCGATGTGCGCGGAGACGGACTGACTGGCGGTACGGATTGGGAACAGATCGAGGCGGCGCTGATCAGCGGCACACCCTGCGTCGCAATCCCGCGCTGGCGTGGGCAGACGGCAGACTACTTGCAGCGCACAGCGTTGCTTGCAGCAGTCACCAAACAAGCCGATATCCAACATCTCGCAGGCAGCCTCTACAACCGCAGCATGGTGTTCGAAGAACTACCCGCATAGTGACAGCGACGACCGAGGTGCTGAAACACCCCGGCCGCCGGATAACCCGCAGCCGTAACTGCGAGCCTCCCGAGGCTGCCAGCCCTGTCGACAGAGCCTGGCCAGCCTAGCAACGTTTCGCAGCATGCAAAAGGCTTGCACATGACATCAGTATCCAATCCCATCGTCCCTTGGCTGGGCGGCAAGCGCCGACTCGCAGACCGGATATTCCCCTTCTTTCCAGCCCATACCTGTTATGTCGAACCCTTTGCCGGCGGGGCGGCGCTCTTCTTCGCAAAAGCACCCTCGGAAGTTGAGGTTATCAATGACGTGAATGGCGACCTGGTCAATCTCTACCGCGTCGTGCAGCACCATCTTGAGGAGTTCGTGCGCCAGTTCAAATGGGCATTGTCATCGCGCCAAGTCTTCGAATGGCTCAAGCTGACCAGACCTGAGACGTTGACTGATATCCAGCGCGCCGCCCGGTTCTACTATCTGCAGCAGAGCGCTTTCGGGGCACGCGTCGAAGGCCAGACCTATGGAACGGCTACAACAGCGCCTCCGGGACTCAACTTGCTCAGGATCGAAGAAGCGCTCTCCGGGGCTCATCTACGGCTTCACAATGTCTACGTGGAGAACCTGCGCTGGCAGGACTGCATTGCCAAGTACGATCGACCGCACACGCTCTTCTTCGCTGACCCGCCGTATTGGGAGACCGAAGGCTATGGTGTTGAATTCGCTTGGTCAGAGTACGAGCAGCTGGCGGCAACGCTAGGCAAGCTGCAGGGCAAGGCAATCCTCACACTGAACGATCACCCGGACATTCGCCAGCTCTTCGCTGGCTTCCACATCGAGCGCGCAGATCATCGCTACACAGTTGGTGGCGGCGCCGGAAAGAATGTCAGCGAGGTGATCATCTTCAGCTGGGATGTCCGCTCGGAGCCTGGTGGTCTATTCTGA